TTTCTCCTCTTTTTACAAGTACAACTATACCTCCATGTGCTTTAATAGTTTTAATTTCGTTTTGAAATCTAGTATCTGAAATAACAGTATTTTCACCTTTGTATCTTCCAATAACAGAATCAACCCATATCCCATCATACATTTGACCACGCATAACTTCAGTACCAAATTGTTGTAATATTAATCTTGGGGTAACTTCTTTGCCCATTTTTTCACTCCAAAATTTATCAGGTTGTTCTCTCCAATGTCTACTAGATTCGGTATTGCCTTCTAGCATTTCTCTATCCCAATTAAACATTGAACTAACAGCATCTTTTAAACTTTTTGCAAAGCTATCTCGTTTATATCCATGATGTGTTACTAGCCGTTCTGCAACGGTATCCTTACCAGAATTAATTGGTCCTACTAATCCTATTAACATTAAATGATTATACTATTTTACAATACGTTTTGCAATCTCTGTTTTTGCTTCAGTAACAGCACCAAGAACTTGGTCTCGTAATGCTGGATTTTTTTTAGCTCGTTTAGAGTCGGATTCTAAACTTTTTACCAAGTCTTTTAGTTCGTTATAAGATAAGTCTTTATAACTTCGATAACGGTTATCCGATGTAACCTGTATTTTTACTTTTGGCATAGTGCTATTATTTAAAATAAGTTGTGAAAGAATTAACCTATAACAAAACTATGTGGTGTGCCACCTTCTGCGAAATTGTTGATTTCTTGGTCAAGTTTTTCCATGTCAGCCATTCCACCTTGTTTTAGATCAGCACCATTAAGTGATGTACCACCTTGTGGTCCAGCAATAGTGTTAAATTTACCTCTTGCTTCACCTAACATTACTTTGCATATTGCTAGTGTGTAATCTCTAACCCATGGTTTTGCATATATGTCTTTGAATAATGTTATATCCGGTCTAAAGTTGTCAGTATGCATTAAAATACTTTCGTCATCTGCACGTGGTCTTTGTGTAATTGTAAGTTTTTTGGTTGCTACGTCAAAGTGAAATTGAATAAAACTTCCAAATAATTTACCAATTAATTCTTGATAAGATGCAAAAGCAAAGTAAGTTGCAAGACCGCCTGTTGCTCCCGCTCTTAACAAGTATGTGTTAGTGTATGCAAGATTGAACGGTTCAAAAAGTGTTCCGCCTTCGCCACCTTCTGTACGAGAGCCGACCGTTCTACGAAATAATTTTCTAACATTGATTATTTCGTCAGGTAAAATGTAAGTATTTTGATTTTTTTTCATTGTTAAAAAAGCATAAGATTCTTCTACAGCATTAGACGATCTTTGTCTATACCTGTTTATAGCTCTTTCCAATGCTATTTGATAGTGTTTAGGGTCTAATTCTACGTCAATCATCCCCTCGCCGAGGTTTGCTTTAACGTATTCAAATACTTCTTGTTGACCTGTTTGTAGTTCTGACATACACATATTTATAGTTCTTTTACTATCTATAAATATAGGTATATGCCAAGATTGTCACTATATAAACCAGAAAAAGGAAACGATTATAAGTTCTTTGATCGTACTATTAAAGAGATGTTTACGGTCGGGGGTACTGATTTACATTTCCACAAATATTTAGGACCATATGATCAAAGTGATGAGACTAAAGATGGTGCACCATCACCAGCTCAACCGCAACGTGCTCAAAGCAATATTAACGAAACAACAATACAAGACTTATTATTTTTAGAAAATAGAGATAGAAAATACGCATCAGATATCTATACGTTTCGTGGAATCTATAATGTGCAAGATATAGACTTTAATCTTTCACAATTTGGTATGTTTTTACAAAATGATACTATATTTTTAACTGTACATATGAATGATGTTGTTGAAAGAATAGGTAGGAAACCAATGTCAGGAGATGTTATTGAATTCCCACATATGAAAGAAGATTTTTCGTTAGATGCATCTATTCCAATTGCACTAAAAAGATATTATGTAATAGAAGATGTAAACAGAGCGGCAGAAGGATTTTCACAAACTTGGTGGCCACATTTATTAAGATTAAAAATGAAAACGTTAGTAGATTCACAAGAATTTAGAGATATTCTTGGTGATGCAACAACTACAGGTTCTCTTGCAAGTTATATGAGTACATATAATAAAGAAAAAGAAATTAGTGATCAAATAGTTGCACAAGCAGAAGCGGATTCGCCTAAATCAGGATTTAATTTTAAACAATATTATGTTACACCAATTGATGAACGAGGAAATATTAGAACTGATAATGTAAATTCAACTGAAAAAATTTCAGATAGACCAATAAATGCAGTAATAGATACACCAGCTTCTTCACATTATGGTTTTTATGTGGGAGGTGATGGCGTTGCACCAAATGGATATCCAGCAGGATTTGGAACAGCATTTCCAGACAATTATAATGATGGTGATTATTTTTTAAGAACAGACTTTTTACCAAATAGATTATTCCGTTTTGATGGAACCAGATGGGTTAAAATTGAAGATTCGGTTAGGTTAACTACAACAAACACAGATACTAGAGCTAATTGGAAAACTAAATTTGTTAATGAGGCAAGTTCAACTACAATAAATGGATTAACAGTAGAACAACGGCAATCGTTAACAGATGCATTAAAACCAAAGGCTGACAATTAATGTTACATTTTTACGACGGACAAATAAGAAAATTTATAACTCAATTTATTCGTATTTTGAGTAATTTTTCTGTGGAAACGGGAAGAGCTAAAGATGATACAGTTACTTTAAGAGCTGTACCGGTTGTATATGGAGATCCAACTAGACAAGTTGCAAATATTATTAGAAATAATTCTGAAAACGCATTACAATATGCACCAAGAATTGCTTGTTATGTAAGAGAATTAAATTATGAAAGAGATAGAATGCAAAATCCTTATCATATTCAAAAGCAACATTTAAAAGAACGAAATTATAACGAAGTTACAAAACAATATGATAACCAATTAGGTGCTGGTTATACAGTCGAAAAAGTAATGCCATCTCCTTTTAGATTAGAAGTATCAGCTGATATTTGGACAACTAATACAGATCAAAAATTACAAATAATGGAACAAATATTATATCTTTTTAATCCAGATTTTGAAATACAAAAAACAGACAATTATATTGATTGGACAAGTTTAAGTTATGTTGAATTAACAGGCACAACATTTAGTTCAAGAACTATTCCAGTTGGTGCAGATTCAGAAATTGATATTGCAACACTACAATTTTCTATTCCTATATGGTTATCTCCACCTGTTAAAGTATCAAAATTGGGTGTTATACAAAAAATTATTATGAGTGTTTATGATGATGATGGCGGAATTGTAAAAGGATTAATTGATGGATCTATGATTTCAAAAAGTTTTATAACACCAAACAATTATGGATTATTAGTTACAGGAAATCAATTAAGATTATTAGGTACAACTGGTGTAAATGTTACATCAGGCGGGGAAGGATATTATTCAGGTGCCAATGCTCCAACAAATTTTGACCCATTTGAAACTTTTGGTCCTGCTGTTAACTGGAAAGTTTTGTTAGATCAATATGGTACAGTTACAAATGGATTATCTCAAATAAGATTAACACTACCAACAGGAAATGAAATAATTGGTACTATTGCAACTACAACATTAGACGATACAATTTTATTGTTTAACATTGATACTGATACAATTCCAGCAAATACATTAACGTCGGTTTTAAAAATTATTAATCCTACAACGTTTGCTCCACCAACACCAGCAAATGGTGATAGATATTTAATTATAGACGAGATAGGTGATTCTACTGCAACAGTACAAAGTTCAACTTGGGGAACATTAATTGCTTCAGTAGGCGATATTATTGAATATAGTACTGCTCAAAGCAAATGGTTAAAAGTTTTTGACGCATCAAATCCAGATTCAACACAACACTATGTTACTAATCTTAATACTGGAATTCAATATAGATTTAATGGTACGGAATGGGTAAAATCTTATGAAGGAATTTATATTGCTGGTAAATGGTCTATTATAATAGATGGTGGTGGAAATACTGGTTATGATCCTAGTGCAGATGCAACAACTCCTTGATTAATTTAAGTTAAATTGTTATAATAACTAATGCAACAAAATATTATATGTTCAGGTGCTTTATTTTATAGTACTTCAACTAAACGGTT